GCTGTTTACGCGGATACTATCCATTCCTCGTTACCTCCTTATACGGATACGTTCGCAGTGAATACCGGTGCGCCGCCGGTGATCTTAACAGTGCCCGGAATCGGGTCGCCTACATAGTTCAGCGTATATTCCAGCGTCGGGGATTCGCCGCCTGCGCCGCCGTAGGTATCAACCTGTACAGATACTTCCTGTACTTCTGCAACGTAGGTTGCAGTGTCGCTGTCACTGGTAGCATTCCACATGTCCACATTCAGCAGCCATGCGTGAGAATCTGCCAGAGTAGCGCGAGCGCGACGCTTCTTGTCGATAAACTCAAACACACTGTCGCCCTTGGTGCACTGCTGAGAAACGCTCATGGTCGGCTGATAGCCGGTAATCTCAGTAGTCGCAGAATCAGAAATAATGTCCTGCTCGGTCTCGGTCTGTGCACCGTAGTCCGTAGATGCTTCGGTTACGTTCTTGCCGATTCGCGCAAACTTTGCATCGCTATATTCGCCCATCTTATCGCTGGTATCCAGAAAATGAGCAATAAGAGGACGTTTGATCTTTTCAGTAGTTGCCATTTTTACACCTCTACTTCATAGTTAATGGTTAAGAGGATTTGATAATCCTCGGTTAAATCTTCGTATCGAGCGATAAGCCCCGCAGGGGTCGTTCGCTCAACAGATGTGACGGTCATTCCCTCGCCGAGATCAGGCGGGTTTTCTTCCGCCCATGCCCCCAGCTCATTCAGCAAGGATTCAACGTCAAGACGTCCCTCGCTGTCGGTCGGCAGGGCGCGATACATCACGCCGAACGGGTACTGTGCAGCATATCCGCCGTCAATGTACTGTGCGGTTTTATACGCGCTCTGTACACTGGTAAGCATCATGCCTGACCGTTCCGGCGGGAGATATTCAAACTCGATTTCGGGAGCATAGCCTTTCAGCCACAAAAGAACAGCCCGTGAAACACCGTCTTGTTCACGAGCTGTTACCGTGTTCAATTTCTCACTCATCGGTCAAAATCTTGCGCACTCCTTCCCTCCAGTGTCCCTCGTTCACCGCGCGGCTTGCCTCAAACCAGTGCGATTGCGCGTGTTTGTGCACCGCCTTACTGTATTGAAGGTCGCGCTCGGTCAACACCTTGCGCACGCCCTTAGGCGCGAATGTGCTTCCTGTTGCCGGGTCGATCATCACCTTGACGTAATACTGAAAACGTGCATACGGCGAGGCATACACGATGGCATGCCCGTGCCGCTGCACGTTCATTGCCAGTGCTCTGGTTCGCGCCGGAACAAACGGGTCGGTGTCCTTGATGATTTCCTCACAAAGCCACTTGTTAGCCTTTGCGACGCGCTTTTCCAGTACGTTTTTCGGCACTTTCAGTTTCAGAGAATAGTAAATCATCGTCCGCCCACCTCCAAATGCTGCAACAGACCGTAGTCATAGCGTGAAATGCTTGTCACCCGGTATGTCTCGTGCTTCTCACGGCATTTCTGGTAGCTGCCCTCATCCGGCACATCACCACGGGCGAAATAGTCCTTTTCGGGCGATAGCGTAAGTTCGCACGGCAGAGGGATATGCAGTGTGACGGAATCCGCGCTGTTAAGTGCGGTTTTCGTTGCCGCTGTGCCTCTGGTGCTTTCCAGCAACACGCCTGTAAGCACGGTTCGGCCGGACGGCTGAAAGATCGTCACAGTGTGCGGTAATTTCATGCTGTCACCTTTGCCCTTTCAAACTGTGTCGGCAATTCTGCCGCTTCGGAAAACGCCTTGTATTCGCGCCGTAACGCTTGCAGACGTATCTTTGCATTGTCGGCTTGCTCGGTATCCCCGGCAGCTTCAAACGCCATCCTACGCCGTGTCTGCTTCCTCATAGCTGTTTCCAACTTGCGCTGCATCTGCGTCGCTTCGTAGGCGGTGTAAGTCTTGCCCTGATACTCAAACGGCGGCGGGTCGATATTCTTTAGTTCATCGTCCGTATAGACGCGCTCAGAAACGCCCTCCAAAAACGGATGCCGATGGTGGTGGCAGTTAGCACCCTCCAGACCGTCAACCTGTCCCAATCCGCAAACCTTGTAGATATTCGGGTACTTGCTGCCGTCTTTCGTGGCGTATACCTTGCCTTGCCAGCGCTTATGGTTTGACCAGACGTGCGGTTTGTCCTTATCTCGTGCTCCACGATGGGCGGTCACTTCGTACAAGTCGGTTTCCAACACCTCCGCCGCTTCTTCGGCATACTTGGATGTAACCTGATTCAGACCGGTTACAATAGCACGCCGCGCCGCAACGTCAGCATGGTTCATCCAGCCAGACGCATAATCAACGGTGCGAATACCGCTGTCAGCCAGTTCCCGTACAGCATCTTCAAGCGCCTGTTGCACCGTAAAGCCGCCGGAGTACACCTTCATTTCCGCCTTATCAAGCACAGCCTGATAGGCTTTTGCGATAGGGCGGAACACGATTTCGCCGTTCGTCTGCACAGCAAAACCCAAAGAACGGGTAATGTTGCGGTACTCATCGAGCATTTGCTTGCGAATCAGTTCAATTTCTCGTGCCGTCACGATTTCAAGTGGCATTGTAATACCTGCCTTGTCGGACAGCTCGCCGTAATACTCACGGTTCAGCTTTACCGCACGGTCAAGCGCGCCCTGCACTTCCTCCGTGCTGGTCTTGGTATGATTTGCGATACGCCGTTCGATGGTATCCATATCCAGACCGTATGCTTTCAGCGTGCGTATGTCGTTGATCGTTACCTCGTTCAGTTCGCCGGTCAACTTGAAGCGGGAGCAAATCTCACGCAATAGGTCATCTTCCATTGCAAGGATTGCTTTCACAAGCGGTTTAGGCGCGTTTTCAAGGTATTCCGGAGTAATAGGATACTTCATCAGCCGATACCGCCATAGAGTAAGCCAGTACCGCACAAATACTGTGCGATAAGTCGTTTTTGCCGATCTTCAATGCTCTGCACCTGTGCAGCAATAGCAGAGTTAGCACCGTAACTGCGAGACCACGAGCCGACACTCTCAGAGGATACCGCGCCGCCGTCCGTAGAAAAGACGGCGGATTCTGCGGTTTCCTGATTGTGCATGACTTCTGCCAGCGCACAGTTAAGGCGTTTTACTCGGTGCATTACAGTGTCGCTCAGAACGCCGTCAGAGCGTCCGAGCGTTGCGCAAGAGATAATATCCGCCGCTCTCCCTGCTACGCGGTCGTAATCCTTCTCATCAATCAGATTACCCTTGTAACAGGTGCGGTAAAAGTCATAGTTTGCGTACACGGCGGATTGCTCCTTTCTTTACGACGGCAGGGTTACAGTTGCAATGTACAGGCCGTTCGGGTCGGGCAGAACCGGGATAAACATACCGGATGCCTTAGTCCAGATTGCAACCGGGTCGGGGGTCTGCCACTGGGTCATGGTGATGTACTGGTTCTGCGATGCAGCAGTAAATGCGCCCTGTGCTTCCTCTTCCGGAGTTACACCCCACAGGCCAGCACCGAACGAACCGTTTGCCATGGTTGCGAGGAACGCAATCTTGTTCTTCGGGAAGTAGCGCTGAGTGGTCAGCGTGCCGTCTGCCTTTTCGTAGTTGTAAACCTGATCGTTTACAGTGATGCGCTCGATGCCGAACAGACGGGAGAACAGGCTCGTAATTTCGTCCTGAGTTGCCAGACGACCAGCGAAAGCAGAGCCGAAAAGCGCGTTCTGGATAACAGCGCTCTTAGCAAGCAGGCTGAGAACAGCAGAGCTGGTGACGATCTCACGCAGTACACGGCCGGTTGCAATAGCAGCGTCGCGCACGCCCTGAATGGTCTTTGCCTTTGCCTCGGTAGACCAATCGAAAGCCTTGTTCGTATGGTCGGTCGGAACGCCGAAGTCAATAGTGGTATTGACGTGGTTCTCGTTGATGGTCATCTTGCCGGTTGCAAGCAGTTCCTGCTTTGCTACCTCGGTACGGGTCTTTACACCCTCAGCCAGACGTGCCATATCGTCAAAGATATAGTCGAGAATCTCGTTGTTGGTGTTTACGCCGTGGTTGCGGAGCAGGCGGACACGCTCGGAAAGGTTGATCTTGCGCTTGATGAGCAGCTTCTCAACGGTTACGATGCTTGCGGTCGGACGGGAGCCGATCTGTGCCTCTGCATCAAGCGCATGCACGGTTGCCATGGTCGGCAGGTATGCACTGTCAGACATTGCGAGATACTTTGCGGTGATATTCTGCGTCTTCTGGTCAGGGAACAGACGGTCGCCGGACAGCTCCGGGCGTTCAATTTTGAAATTCTGGCCGAAGTCCAGCAGTTCAGCTTCTTTCAGCAGTTCTACAAATTCCATAGGTTATTACTCCTTTACGCTCTGGTGGTTTCCGGCGCGTTAACAAAAACAACGCCGCTCTTTTCGAGGGTGGACTTTGCGCCAGTCTTGGAGCTATCGTCCGCGCTCGGCTGTGCGGGCAGGCGGTTTGCATATACACGGCCAGCAACAATAACAGCAGCTACACGGTCGCCGTTGGTTACGTCCACATCCTCAAACACAATGCCCTCTGCGGTGTTGTCGTTCAGCGGGAAGATAGTACCCTGCTTGACAACCTTTCGATTGCCGTCAGCG